GCGGGCACCGGCACTGTCACCACGGGCGTACCAGCAAACATTTATGCACTTATCAATGGGGACGGCTCAAACCAGACCCTGATGGCGCTGTGGACTGTACCGGCGGGCTATACAGCCTATTTTATGCAGTATGATGTTTCTAACGGAACAACATCAAACACGCCCGCAGTATGTAAGCTATCGCTGGTTGCAAGGCCGCTTGGCGAGGTATTTCAGGTCAAGGATTTGAAATCTCTCACCACGGGGATGCACATCGAAAACGGGCTTATTGTCCCACTTAAATTCACGGAAAAGACGGATATTGAGGTGCGGGCGATTTCTTCTTCGTCAAGTGTAACTTTTGATATATCTGCCGCTTTTGAGATCATTTACATCAAGAACGGCGATGAGTTAGCGTAATGGCTACCACCAAAGATGTAGAAAGACTTCCTTCTGGCCGTTTAAAGTATCGCGGTGAGACGTTTTCTGGATATAACAAACCCAAGAAAACGCCCGGCAAGTCAAAGAAGAGCGCCGTTTTGGCTAAAAAAGGCAGTGAAGTAAAGCTTGTTCGTTTTGGTGACCCCAACATGTCGATTAAAAAGGACCAGCCGGGGCGCAGAAGTAACTTTAGGGCGCGACATAGTTGCGATACTGCAAAAGACAAGTTTTCTCCTAGATATTGGTCTTGCAAGGCGTGGTAGACATGAGGGTAGAAGAAGTTTTATCTCGGCTTGAAAAGCACGAAGCGGAATGCAATTTGCGTTATAAGCGTATTGAAGAGCGGTTAGACGACCAAAAAGAAATGGTGTCAAAAAACTCTGAAGCGTTGACGCGTTTAGATATGAAGATTTGGGGCCTTGCCATATTAATTATTGTTTCGCCATTTGCGGCCAAACTTTGGAGCTAACATGGGCGGTTGCGGATCTAGGGTAAAAACCGGCCCCAAGCAGGGAAAAGTCACCGTTACGTACATGCGTAAAGGGGGTGAGGCGTCCAGCAGAAGTCAAGGTAGTAAGATTTGTCCGGCGGGCAAAGCATGGGCAAAACGCACGTTTGACACATATCCTTCTGCTTACGCCAACATGGCGGCCAGCAAATACTGTAAAGACCCCAATTATGCCAAAAAGGCAAAAGGCAAAGCCTGATGGGCGAATTAGCTAAATGGCGGGATCAAGAATGGGTTCGTATTGACAGCAGTGGCAACATTGCTGGCGAATGTGGCACGTCTGAAAACAAGAAAAACCCGGATCGTTGCCTGCCGCGTTCTAAAGCCAACAGCTTGAGCAAATCAGAACGCGCCGCGACGGCCCGCAAAAAGAAAAAAGCGGGTGCTCAAGGACAACAAGTTGTTTCAAATACCAAGGCGGCTAAGGTACAAATGGCCGCTTGTGGCGGGGAAGTACGAAAAAATCACAAAGGTTGTGGTGCGGTGATGTCCAACCGCAGAAAAAAAACTAGGTATGCCTGATCATGGACGTAGAAAAAGGCGTTATGGAGGAAATCAAGGCTTGGTCTAAACAAGCTTTGGAGCCCCCTCACCCGTTTTTTAACAACCTTCCGGCTTGTCCTTATGCCCAAACTGCTTGGGCTAACGACAAAGTCGGATTTTGCTTTAGCTACACCGCCAAACGTCAGGGCTTGTACTCGGCGCTATCTCAGTTTGACGACCGCTGGGATGTGATTTGTTACGTTGAGTTTCAATATGAGCCTGATGCGGAGTCTTTTCACGACTACATTGCCTCCATTAACCATGCTATTTCTATGGGTTTTTTCATTCAAAAAGACCTGTGGGTCATGGGCTTTCACCCGGATGACGCTCAAGAAGAAGCATTTGATGTGCCTTTTGAGCCAGTAGTCGATGATTTGTATGCAATAACCTTTATTCAGAGGCTGTCTAAGCTGGAAAAATCGGCGGAAATGCTAAGAGAAAAAGGGTATTATGAGAATTATTTAAAAGACCCGGAGATGGCACATCTTTGGGACGAGCGGCAAGAAACCTACAGGAGATTATGCGATGCCGGGATCAAATAGAAAAACGCCTTTAGGCATGAAGCGTGGTGGTGGTGCCGGTGCCGGTGCCGGACAAGGAGGCCGTAGAGGACGTAAAACCCGTGGCGGACACGGAAGCCCCAGCGAATCCCCGAAAATGCCCATTCAAGTTCCCGGCGGCATGAAAGACGGCGGTGAGGCAAAAAAGACTAAGAAGAAGCAAGCACCAATCAAAAGAATGCGCGGCGGCCCTGCGATGTTGAAAAAAGGTGGTGACGCGTCAGGCAAGGCGGCGGTTCGTAGTTCTTGCCCAAGTAAAGGCCTCTAAACATGGCTGTTTCGGCTTCAACGGACTTTGAGTTGGATGTGAATGATTACATCACCGAGGCTTTTGAGCGGTGCGGGCAAGAAATCCGCACTGGTTATGACCTTAAAACAGCAAAAAGGTCTTTGAATTTGATGTTGGCGGAGTGGGCTAACCGGGGCTTAAATCAATGGACTGTGGAGCAAACTACGGTAACTTTGACTCAAGGCACCGGAGATTATGCTTTGGGGACGCCCACTATCGATATTTTGAATGCTGTGGTTCGTCGGAGTAACACCGATTATGCGCTAGAGCGCATTAGCCGCAGTGATTACATCAACATACCGACTAAATCCACGCAGGGTCGTCCTTCTCAGTTTTTTGTAGATCGTCAGATCAACCCCACCCTCAAGTTATGGCCTGTGCCTGAAAACAGCACAGACACGGTTATTGTGGACAAGCTTGTGCGGCTAGATGATGCCGATACTTTTACCAACACTATGGGCGTTCCGTTTAGATTTTACCCTTGTTTGGCGGCGGGGTTGGCTTATTATTTGGCTATCAAACGCGCCCCAGACCGCGTACAGCTTCTCAAGGCGGTCTATGAGGAAGAATTTGAGCGGGCCGCATCAGAGGATAGGGATCGCGCATCGTTCAACATACAGCCTTCTATGGCCTATTCAAGGCTCCTGTAATGGGACGTTTTGCCACAGGAAAGTTTGCTTACGGTATTTCTGACCGCTCTGGCTTTCGTTACAAGCTTAACGAAATGAAGCGTGAATGGAACGGGTTGTTGGTTGGGCGCGATGAATATGAGCCAAAACAACCTCAGTTAGAGCCACGTGTTAAGGCCGTAGACCCGCAAGCTTTGCAGAATCCTCGCCCAGATGTGACGGATGCTTTAGAAGTGCGGGTAGGCGTTTTGCTTGTTGAGGGACCAGCATTTAAACCAATCATCAGCTTTGGACAGGTTGGTACAGTAACGGTGACCACATGAGTTTTACATACGGCGAGCTAAAACAGGCCCTACAGGATTACACGGAAAACGACGAAAGCACGTTTGTGAACAACCTGCCGGTTTTCATACGAAATGCAGAAGAACGCATTCTTAAAACGATTCAGTTGCCTGTTTTCCGTAAAAATTCTGTGGGAACAACTACTCCTTCTAACAAATATTTAGACTGCCCGTCAGACTTTCTTGCGCCGTTTTCATTATCTTTTGACGTATCGTCAGCCAAAAACTTTGTTGAATACAAAGACGTGACGTATGTTCAAGAGTTCAACCCAGATGAAACTGTCACCGGAACACCGCGTTATTACGCGTTGTTTGATAAAGATAATTTTATTTTGGGGCCTACCCCAAATGCGGCATTGGTTGCTGAATTGCATTATTACTACAGGCCCCCGAGTCTTACGAGCCTTTCTGATTCAGAGCAATCGTGGCTTAGTGAAAATGCACCGTTAGCCATGCTGTACGGAAGTCTTTTGGAAGCGTATATGTTTATGAAAGGCGAGCCTGATGTGTTAGCTCTTTACACGGGCCAACTTCAAAATGCACTGCTTGGCCTCAAGCAATATGGTGAGAATAAAGACGTAACAGATGAATATACTACAGGAATGCTAATAAGGCCTAAACAATGATGTTTGAAGGAGTTACACTATCTGCTGGAATGGTTGAAGTTCAGACCACCCAACATCGTGGCTTCACTCCTGAAGAGGTTGCTGAACGATGCCTAGATAAGCTTCTCAGTGTTTCTGACACTGCACCCCCTGCGATTCGGGATCAAGCAATCGCATATAAAGATCATTTACGAGCGGTTCTTGTTTTTTATATGAAGGAGGCCGTTCAAAGCGACAGGACTACTGTCGGTAACGCTTTGCTAGATGCAGGGCACAAAGACCTAGCCGAACTTATCAGGAGACTTTGATATGGCTTTTTCAGGAAACTACATGTGCACCAGCTTCAAGCAAGAACTGCTTACTGGTTCTCATAACTTTACTGCCAGTACCGGAGATACTTTCAAGCTGGCTATGTATGACAATAACGCCAGTTTTGATGCGTCTACGACGGATTACACCGCCACTAACGAGGTAAGC